TGGTGCAAGCTGTCGATTTCCTTTCTTAAAATCCCGCCGTGAAGAGTGGATGTGCTGTCAGGCGTTATTCACAGGAAAGATTCCGATTCTTGATAAGAACGGAAAAGCAATACAGGCGGAAATTGACTTTAACTTCACAAATAAGGTTGTCTTAAAGGACGCTGAAAAGTGGAATAAGACACAGGGCGGTAAAATCAAACAGTTAAAGGCATGGCGTAAGCAGGTGCAGAAAACAGGCTTTGTAAACTGCAATATGTGTATTATGGGAGATGAAGCTTTGGAATCTTTCCTTGCAGACGAGGAAGTGTTAAAAATGCTTGACGTTGAAAGATACGACCTTGCAGTTATCAAGCCTAAAGAACTGCCGAACGGAGTAACCTATATCGGTACTTTACAGGGCGAGGGCATGGATATTTACTCATACAACGAGTGGTATTTAGATAACTGGACAGACAAGGGAAAAGCAGACAACAAGCCTTTAGTACCGACAAATGCGGTTATCCTGTTATCCACAGAAGCAGAATACTCTATGTACTACGGTGCGGTTGGTATTGTGGACGAAGCGGGAAAGACGATTGCAGTTGTTGAGGGGTCAAGAATCCCGGAGCAGTGGGTAGAAAGAAAGCCTGCAAGAAGATTCTTACAGTTAAATTCAGCACCACTTTGTGTACCTCACGAAGTAGATTCTTGGTATGTTGCTATCGTCTGCTAAGGCGGTGGCAGCTTATGAGAAATTTTAAAGAAATGCTTGATAAAGACCTTGACCGCACCTTTTACAATACGGAGGAATTTGCAGAAGTTCACAGGATACGTATTGACGGAATAGACAGGAACATACCTGTAGTTTTTGATTCAGAAGATGCAGAAGCACGCAGACAAATGCTATCCGGGGACCACGCACAAGGCATATACCAAAAGCTGATTGTAATACGCATCCGATTATCTGATTTGGAAAAAGAACCAAGACAGGGCATGAGGATGTGGATAGACAAAGAACTGTATAAAATATCCGAGGTAACGACAGAATACAACGAACTTATTATTGAATTGGTGGGGGAGGATGAATAAATGGTAGACATTGAAGCATCACAGGAAACCACCAACAGGCTACACGCTATTTTATCTGGCTTGGGGAAAGCGGACGAAAAAGTACTAAAACCCGCAATGCAAAGGGGATTATCAGCAGGGCGGACAGCTTTTAACAAACAGATTAAGAGTGTGTATTATGTAAGTCCGGCGGTTATATCGAGATATTCACATATTGGGTACAAAAAGGTTGAAATGCGGAGTGACGGATTGATAGGAAGTATTGAGTACGCAGGTACGGTTATCCCGCTTATTAAATTCAATGTCGCACCACAGAAAGCAACATACGGCAGAACTTCCGTAAAGGCAGCAGTTAAAAGGGATGAAAGCCAAGTAGAGTTACAAAAAGGCTTTACCGCACAGATGCCAAACGGACATATAGGAGTATATGAGCGTAAGGGAGATTCTAATTATCCAATTAAACAGTTTTACGGTCCGTCCGTGCCGAGAATGGCAGAAAACACAGTAGTAATAAAAACTGTAGAGGACAGGGTAAACGAGGTTATAAACAAGCGTATGGAACATGAACTTGATAGGGTACTGAACGGAGGTAGTTAATGACAGCGATTGACCTATTAAATGCACTTAAAGCCTATATGGAAGATAAAGTAAAAGATATGCGGTTGATTGCGAGAGTGCCGGAGGACGGAACAGACCCCGGAGAACGACAGCCGTTAGTATTTATTGGGAACTTGCCGAACAAGGAACAGGAGAAAAAGGTAGCACCTTACATACTTCTTAAATTACTTACCAAAAAGGTAGATGATGAAGAGAATGTGTGTAGGGTGCGTGTTATTTGCGTTACATTTTCAGAAGATAAAAACGAAAATTATATGCAATGCTTAAACCTTGTAACAAAGATAGAAACAAGCCTGTTAGAGGATGTGGTAGTAGATGAACGCTATTCGTGTCAAATGCCGATAGAAACGATTATCTATGATGAAAACATGGAATTGTACCAAGTTGGCGAGTTAATGACAATATGGGAATTACCACAGATTCACAGGGATGTAAGAAAATATTTAGAATAAAGGAGGTATAAAGTATGCCGAGAGCGAGCAGAACAGCCACACAGGCAGAGAAAACGGAACAGGCAGTAAATTCCACCAAGGAAACAGAAGAACAGCAGGAAACGGCAAATACGAACGCCACAGAGGGAAGATTTATTTATATCGGACCGACAACAAACACCGGGTTGGTTGAAAATACAATTTTCACAGGAAGCAGAACGGAAATTGAGGAATATTTAAAGCCAACCATTGAGAAGTTACCACAGGTAAGGTTGCTTATCGTAACCACGGAGAGTCTTGCGGTAAACAAACCGAAAACAAAGAAAGCAGGAACATTGTTAAACAAATATTACAATGATGTTTTAAGTCTTATGAGAAAACAAAAGGAGGATTAAAGTAATGAGCAATTACTATCACGGAGCGAAAGCAAGTAAACAGGCTACGAGTGTATCAACGCCTGTTGTCGCAGATAGCAGTATACACCTCATTGTAGGTACTGCCCCGGTGCATACGGTAGGCGGTAAAGCAAATGAGCCTGTATACGCATCTAACTATGCGGAAGCGGTAGCAGCAATGGGATATAGTGACGAATGGGATAAGTACGATATTTGCGAAGAAATCTACTCATCATTCAAATTATATTCTAATGGCCCTATCGTTATGGTAAATGTCCTTGACCCTACAAAGCACCTCAAAGGAGAGGAAACAGTAGACAAGACATTAGCCGGAGGAATCACGGAATTACCTTTTGAAGCCGTAAGCGGTACAGTAGAAGTAAAGGGATATGACGAAGAAGATTCACTTACGGAAAAATATACAAGGGGCGAGGATTACGACCTTTTCTACACAGACGGAGTATTAAGGTTAGAACGCATTGAAAACGGAAAAATCAAGGCAGACAATGCAAAACTTAATATTAAATTCAATTCCGTGGACCCTAGCAAGGTCACAAAAAAGGATATTATTGGAGGATATGATACATCAACCAATAAATCAAGCGGTTTTGAGTTGGTCGATTCTGTATATCCTAAGTACGGGGTAATCCCTACGCTTTTCCTTGCACCGAACTTTTCTACAGATTCGGAAGTAGCTGCAATTATGGCAGCCAAGGCGGAGAATATTAACGGTTTATTTGTAGGAAAAGCAATCATTGATGCAGATACAACAACCGTAAAGACATATTCAGACGTACCAAAGTGGAAGAGCGATAACAATATCTCGCAGCCGTCACAGCTTGTTACATGGCCCAAGTATACGCTTGGAGGTAAAACTTACCATTCTTCCGTACATCAGGCGGGCGTTATGTCAAAGACGGATGCTACAGAGGATTTAGGCGGAGGTTCGCCGTGCGAATCAGCAAGCAATAAAACTATTCAGATTGACGGAATGGTACTTGCAGACGGCACAGAGGTACTCTTAGACCTTGTAAAGGCAAATTACCTTAACTCAAACGGCATTATCACAGCCTTAAACCTTACAGGCAGCTTTGTATCATGGGGCAATGAAACAGCGTGCTACCCAGCAAATACGGATGTTACGGACTACTTTTATTGTGTAAGCCGTATGTTTGGGTGGGTTGCAAACTCTGTAATCCTGTCTATGTGGAGCAAAGTTGATAAGAAGTTAAATAAACGACTTATCGAATCCGTAACACAGAGTATTAACATTTGGCTTAACGGCTTAATGGCAGAAGAGAAGATTTTAGGCGGGCGTGTTGAGTTCTTAGAGGAAGAGAACACCACAGCAGACTTGTTGGCAGGAAAGGCAAAGTTTCATATTTACCTTACCCCTCCAAGTCCGGCAAAGGAACTTGATTTTGTATTAGAGTATGACGTAAGCTATCTCGAAAATATTTTTGCATAGGAGGTAAAACAGGATGCCAAAGATTGACGAAACAGTAATCGGGTTTGCGGTATATGAAGATGCAACGGAGTATATCGGTATCTCCGAAGTAACATTGCCGGAAATTTCAAATATTACCGAGGAAATCAGCGGGGCCGGCATTGGCGGTAAAATCGAATCTGTAATTTTAGGTGCGATTGAAGCAATGAGCCTTACCCTCAATTTCAGAACCGTAACAAACAATGCAATTAAATTACATGAGCCAAGACAGCATAACATTGATTTAAGAGCAGCACAGCAGCAGAAAGATACGGTAAAAGGAACTACAGAGGTTGTATCAGTAAAGCATATTCTTGTAATCACGCCAAAGAAACTTAACCCCGGAAAGGTTGCCACGGCAGCAGCAGCAGAGGTAAGCGGAGAGTATGCGGTAAGTTATTATGCTACATACATTGACGGCAAGAAAAAGTTGGAGATTGACCCACTTAACTATATCTACTATGTAAACGGAAAAGATTACTTAGCAGATGTGAGAAAAGCACTTGGAAAATAAGCACGGGAAACCGTGCTTTTCCTATATTGGTAGAAAAATGGAGGATTAAACGCAATGGAAGATGTAAAGCAGACAGCAGTAGCAACAGAGGAAAAGAAAGTAAATGTGACCGAATCGGACACAGACGGATTAAATTACACTCATGTTTTCAAGAAACCTTTTGAATTTGAGGGAAAGACTTATGACAAGTTGACTTTTAATTTTGAAGGTCTTTTGGGTTCGGATATGATTGCCGTTGAAAATGAAATGGCAGCAGTTGGAGAGTATGTATTATCGCCGGAAATTTCTACATCTTTCCTGTCGAAAATGGCAGCGAGAGCAGCAGGCGTAGGAAGTGACCTTATCGAACATTTACCTATTCGTGATTTTGGAAAAATCAAGAATAAGAGTAGAGATTTTTTAGTAACAACAGGCTTGTCGGATTAAATCCCGGAACTTGGGTAAGAGAAAATGCACTTTTACTTTCAAGACAGACACATACAGGGATTGACTTTTGGATAAGCCTTACAATCCGTGATTTAAGAGGGTGGATTAAAAGCCTTAATGGATTGATAGAAAAAGAAAAAACACAACAGCAGAACAACCAATAACATATCCGCCCTTGAAATACAGGGCGGATTTTAACCAAGAAAATAATTACAATTTACATAGATTCGGCACTTGCACAGGCAGGTGCTTTTATTATGCCCGAAAGGAGGTAAGGACGTGGCGAGTGCAAGACAATTTCAATTTTTCTTTCAATTAACCGCAGCCTTGGGGCCGAACTTCTCAAAAACATTTAAGACAGCAAACAGCACCGTTACACTTTTGGGCGATAATCTGAAAGAGGTTAGAAATAAATTAAAAGACGTATCGGCGTATCAGAAACAGCAGACCGCAGTAGAGAGGAGTAAGCAGAGGGTTACAGACCTTGAAAAGGAGCATGAACGGCTACAGGCGGAGTATGATGCGACAGGCGGAGAATCAGAGAAACTTAAAAAGAAATTAGAAGCTAACACGGAAGCGTTGGCAAAAGCGAGGGATAAGGCAGCAGACGAAACGGAGAAGCTACAGGAAATGAGGCAGGCACTCCAAGAAGCGGGCATAGATACAAATAACCTTGCGAAGAATACAGAGGAATTACAAAAACAGTATGATAAACTGCAAAAATCACAGGAAAAAGTAGCAGCTATCAACGAGAAAATAGATAAGAACAACCAAGCGATAGCACAAACAAAGTCGCAGTTGACAGGAACAATAGGAGCAATCGCAGCAGTAGGAACGGCAATATATGCCGGACCGGTTAAAAAGGCAGCAGAATTTCAAGAGCAGATGTCGGGAGTAAAGGCAATATCGGGAGCAACGACCGAGGAAATCGCCCAACTCTCAAATAAAGCTAAAGAAATGGGAGCATCAACCAAGTTTACCGCAACGGAAGCCGGACAGGCTATGGAATACATGGCTATGGCAGGTTGGAAAACGGAGGATATGCTAGGCGGTATCGAGGGCATTATGAACCTTGCAGCAGCTTCCGGGGAAGATTTAGCAAGCGTATCTGATATTGTGACAGATGCCTTAACGGCTTTTGGATTAAGTGCATCAGATGCCGGGCATTTTTCAGATGTATTAGCACAGGCATCTAGCAATGCAAACACCAATGTAAGCATGATGGGGTCAACATTCCAAAAGGTTGCACCAGTAGCCGGAGCGTTAGGCTATAGCGTAGAAGATATGTCTTTAGGCATTGGTCTTATGGCAAATGCAAGTATTAAGGCAGAGGTTGCAGGTACAAGCTTAAAGACGGCATTAGCCAATATGGCAAAGCCGACAGATGCACAAGCAGCAGCAATGAAGAAATACGGCATAAGCCTTACAAATACAGACGGCTCTATGAAGAGCTTCGGGGATGTAGTAAAGAACCTCCGAAGTAGTTTAGGCGGATTGTCCGAAGCGGAACAGGTGGCAGCAGCAACAACGATTTTTGGAAAAGAAAGTTTTGCAGGTATGCTTGCCATAGTAAACGCATCCGAAGCGGATTTTAATAAACTTACAGATGCGGTATATAACTGTGACGGTGCAGCTAAACAAATGGCAGAAACCAAGTTAGACAACCTTAACGGAAGTATCACATTGGCAAAATCTGCCTTTGATGCCTTACAGGTAGAACTTGGAGAATTGCTATTGCCGACCCTCACAGAGGGTGTGAAGAGGTTTACAGAAATAGTAAACGCAGTAACAAATTTTGTAAGAGAGAATCCGCAGGCAACAAAAACCATTGCCAAAGTTGCGGTTGCATTAGCGGGGTTAAAAGTCGGAGGACTTGCAGCAAAGCTAGGTTTCCTTGAAGTAAAAGGCGGAATATTCAATGTTCAAAAAGCCTTTGAAATAATCAAGGGAATCGGAATGAATAAGTACCTACAAAGCCTTACAGGCGGATTTTTGAATTTTAAGAATATCGGTAGCGGTATTCTTGGATATTTCACAAGCGTAAAGAACGCAGCCGGGGGCGTAAGCAGTGCATTAGGCGGAGTATTAAGCAACAGCACCTTGTTTACAAAGATTGGTAGTGTATTTAGCGGTATCGGTGGGAAAATCGGCGGTACTGTAATGGGAGCGGGTTCAAAACTACTTAACCTGTTTTTAAGTCCGTTTACACGAATGGGCGGTAAACTTGGCGGTATCCTGTCGGGAGTTGGAACAGTTATAGCAAATTCGCCTTTAGGAAAGGTTGGGAATCTCATAGGTGCAGGATTCGGGAAAATAACGAAGTTTATAGCACCTGTAGGAAATGCAATAAAAACCATGCTTGGACCGTTGGGGAATTTGGCAAGTTCCGTATTTGGTCCGCTTGGTGGAGTGGTAGGTAAGATTTTACCGATTGTTGGAGTAATCACAACAATTATTACTGTTATTCAGTTGGTAAAAAATCACTTACAGGAAATCAGAGCATTTATAGAAAAGACGTTCGGAAGTGAAGCGTTGGCAATCTTTGACAAGATTGTAGCGGTCATTACGAGCGTTGGAGATACCATTAAAAATATTTTCTCTGATAGCAATATCGGAGAAGCAAGAAACAAGATACAAGAAATTTTCGGGGATAAGGGCGTACAGGTATTTGATACGCTTGTAAATATCCTTGGAAAAGTAAAAACGGCAGTATCAGATGTAATAGCATTTGTGACAACTTATGTAGTTCCTGTGGCAGAACAGGTATTACAGGTAATTATAAATGATGTTGTACCGGGTATCGTAAGTTTCATACAAGCAGCAGCACCTACGATAATGTCAATAATTCAAAGCATAGTTGATTTTGTCGGGGCAGTAATTCAAATTATTGCGAATTTTATAGCCGGATTGATGCCGATTATATCGGAACTCATCTCGTTTTTACAGACTTATGTATTACCGATTATATCGGAATTATTCAGTTTTATAACATCAACAGTATTGCCTACCATATCAAGCATGATACAGGCAATTTTACCTGTTGTTACCAATGTCTTATCTGTATTGCTTCCGGCGATTCAGACGGCATTAACGACAATTTGGAACATAGTAGCACCTATCATACAGGGAATTTTACAGGTGGTACAGGCAGTAATGCCCGTAATTTTATCGGTGGTTCAATCTGTATTAGGTTCAGTACAGGGAATTATACAAAATTTAATGACCGTGCTACAGGGAATTATCTCATTTGTGACAGGTGTATTTACAGGAAATTGGTCGCAGGCTTGGAACGGAATTAAATCTATCTTTTCGGGAGCGGTCGGAGGACTTGGCGAAATTATAAAAGCACCTTTACGAGCTGTTGTATCGGCAGTCAATACCGTAATTGGTGGACTTAATAAGTTGAAAGTGCCGGATTGGGTTCCCGGACTTGGCGGAAAAGGAATTAACATACCTAAGATACCGGGATTTGCAAAAGGTACGGACAGAACACCGGGTACATTCATAGCCGGAGAGAATGGACCAGAGTTAATTACAAACGCTGCTAACAGAAAGGTATTTACGGCAGCACAGACAGGACAGATATTTAACAATATCTCACAGGCACAGACGGCAGATAATGTATCTGCAAGAATGGGCGGGGCCGGCACAATCGTTATCAATGTTCAAAATTCCCCAAGCGTTGTAGTAAATGGCAACGGCGAAGCAAATAACATTAAACAGCAGTTAGAGCAGTATGACGAAGCATTTTTGGAAAAGCTACGAGCAATCATTGTAGCAATTCTGAAAGAACAAAAAGAACAGGAGGACAGGGTAGTATATGCTTAATAATACTTACACAACGGTATCCGGGGATACTTGGGATATTGTGGCTTACAAAGCATACGGAAATGAAATGTATATGGATACTCTTATTAAAGCGAATATTGAGCATAAAGATACCTACATCTTTCCGGCGGGGGTTGTATTGACCTTGCCGGAAATTGAATTGACGGTATCGGAATCCCTGCCACCGTGGAAACAGGGGGTAACGGTAAGTGAGTAATAAAAACTACGCAAGGCGTACCGTGATAAAACTGTATTTTAAAGGTGCAGATATATCCAAAGAGTTATCCAAGTATCTGTTATCCCTGTCCTACACGGACAAAGAAGAGGACGAAACAGATGATATAAGCATATCCCTAGACGATAGGGAGGGCAAATGGATAAAAGATTGGCTCAATACAAGCAAAGCAGTAAGAACCAAGACGGAAACGGTCACTACAGGAGGCGGAGAGATAAAAGTAGGTGCTATTGTAAAGTTCAAAGGCGGACCGGTATATATATCCTCTATGGCAGCAGAACCGACAGTAAACAGGGGTGCAAGCACCTGTAAATGCACAATAGCGAATCACAACGCACACCCGTATCACTTAATATCACAAGACGGACAAAGGGTATACGGTTGGTGCAATGCTTCAGATGTTGAGGGCGGAACACCGACAACAACGACTAAAACAACCGTAATAAAAGAAAAGAAAGCATTTAAAGGCACGGAGATACACGCCATTGTAATACAGAAAAATCCGTATTCAGACGGAAAAGATAAGGTATTGGATTGCGGAAAGTTTGAAATCGACAGCGTAAGTTATCAAGGACCACCGCAAAAGCTGACTATAAAAGCTACATCAATACCATATAGCACAAAGTTAAGACAGGAAAAGAAATCTAAGACTTGGGAAAATACCAATCTTAAAAATATAGCAGAAAAGATAGGCAAGGGTAATGGCATGAAAGTAATGTACCTTTCAAGCCACAACCCGAGTTACAAGAGAAAGGAACAGGTAAACACAGCAGATATAGTCTTTCTAAAAAAACTATGCAAAAATGCAGGCATTTCCTTAAAGGTTACATCAAAAACAATAGTCCTTTTTGACGAGGTGGATTACGAGGGTAAGGCATCCGTAAAAAAGATTAAAGCAGGAAAAGGAAATATATTAAGCTACAGTTTTTCGACTAAGACGGCGGATACATCATATTCAAAATGCCATGTATCATACACAGACCCCGACACAAAGAAAACTATTGAAGCTACATACACAGCACCGGGAGCAGACCCGGACGGACAGACATACGAATTTAAACATAAAGTATCAAGCGAAGCGGAAGCCTTGGAGTTGGCAAAGTGCCAATTAAGACAGAGAAACAAAGGCGAAACCACGGCAGAATTTACTTTAGTCGGGGATGTGGACTATGTAGCAGGAATTACGGTTACTGTATACGGGTACGGAGAATTTGACGGTAAATACATAGTCGAGCAGGCACAGCACAGCTTGACAGGCGGATACAAGGTACAGATTAAATTGCGTAGCGTATTGGAGGGTTATTAAATGGCAGGATTCGGAAATACAGACATACAGGAATTAAAAGACATTGTAAGAATAGGACAGGTAAGTAAGGTTAATTCCGGGAATATGACAGCAAGGGTAAAGATTCCGGACCAGGGAATAGTAACAGGAGATTTAAGGATTGTGAAGCGAACGCCAACCGTGGAATGTGAAACAGGATGCAAGATTAAAGTAAAACCTTGGATTCCAACCGTAGGGCAATGGGTATTGTGCATATTCAAGCCGGACGGAGAGGGGGACGGTTTTGTTATAGGAGGTATCTAATGGCAGAGATTGGAACACTTGGGGATATTGTCTTTAAGGTATCGGCAAATAAGGTAAGAACCTTTGACGATTTGAAGATAGACAGTAAAACCAATTATGCAAAACACACAAGGCATCTTAAAAAGCCGTTATTAGAGTTTCAATACAATGATGCAGACACGGCGAGTCTTACCATTTATCTATCCGCATTTCTTGGGGTAAATCCCAAGAAAATGCAGAACAAAATAGACAAGTACAGAAAGAAAGGAAAAATCCTTACGCTTGTTATCGGCGGTAAGAAATACGGCAGCCAATGGGTTATCACAGGACATACAAAAGATTATGAGAAATTCGATAATCAAGGAAACCTGTTGATAGCCAAAAGCACCTTATCGCTTGAACAGTACGCAAAGAGGTAGAAAGGCAGGCAGGAATGAGTTTTACGATAGATACCGCACAGGAACAGCCTATAAACCTTGCACCTCAAACACTATACGAGGAAGTAATACAAAATGTTTGGTTTTTGCTATCCTCGTTAGAATATGACATACCGCTTAACCGTGAGTTTGGATTAAATGCAGCTTACATAGATAAACCGATTACAACAGCAACGGCACTTGCAACGGCAGATATTTATGACAAAATCGGAGAATATGAGCCGAGAGCAGAGATTGTAAGTATAGATTTTACGACAGACTACGAAAGGGGCATATTAAAACCTAAAGTGGAGGTAGAAGTAAATGGCGAATATGACGAATACGACGAGGAATATACCGAGTGAGTTACCCGAGGTTGAGTTTGTGGATACCGATACGGAAGCACTTGTAAATAAACTGATAGCCGGATACGAAGAGATTACAGGCAGAACCTTATACCCTGCCGACCCTGTAAGAGCGTTTATCCTTTGGCTTGCAAGTGTAATCATACAGGAAAGGGTAAATATCAACGAATCGGCAAAACAGAACTTACCAAGATATGCCACAGGGCAAAATTTAGATTCATTAAGTGAAATATTCCATAACACATACAGGCTACAGCCTACGGCAGCAAGGACAACGCTTGGATTCAGTATTACAACGGCACTTGATAAGGAGTATGTGATAACGGATGAAATCGAGGTAACGGTAGACGGATACATAAACTTTGTGACAACGGGATACTTGACATTCCCAGCAGGAGAAACATACGCAGAGGTAGAAGCGGTATGCACGACATTAGGAGAGGACGGAAACGGCTTTACACCCGGACAGGTAAGCAGACTTGTTACAGAGGAATTTTTATATTTTAAGGAAGTGGCAAACACAACAGAAACAGCCGGAGGAAGCGGAGAAGAAAGCGACACGGCATATTACAACCGTATGAGAGAGTCCGAAGAAAGCTACACAACAGCCGGACCGAGAGGAAGTTACACATATCACGCCAAAGCGGTATCCTCACAAATAAGTGATGTATCCGCAGAAAGCCCGGAGGACGGAGTAGCAGACATAAGGATTATGCTATATGGCGGAGAATTGCCGAGTGAGGAACTTATAAAAGAGGTACAGGAGTATTTAAGTGCTGATAATATAAGACCAATGACGGACAAGGTAACAGTTGCAGCACCAACAACGGTTGACTTTGATATTGAAGCAACTTATTACATACCAAAAGACAAAGAAGCAAGCACCAAGGAAATCAAAAGGGCGGTTGATTTAGCGGTGGAAAGCTACGAATTATGGCAGACCTCAAAAATGGGGCGGGATATTAACCCGTCCTATTTTAATGCCATTCTTATGGATTCGGGCATCAAGAGGATAGAGATTACAAAGCCTGTATTTACGAAAATACCAAAAGGAAGCGTTGCGGTATTGAAAAAATGCACAGTGACATTCGGAGGGGTAGAGGATGAATAACTTAAAAGATGCGGATTTTTATGCTACATTTCCGCCCGCCCTAAAAAAAGATGAAAAAATGGTTGCGTTAGGTCGGCTCATAGCGGACGAACTACACCAAACAGTAGAGCAGACAAAAAAGAATATCATATACGCCAATATCAATGAACTTTCGGAAAGTTGGTTGGATGTATTGGCGTATGACCTCCATGTAGATTGGTATGATTACGATTACCCGATAGAAGCAAAAAGGGCGATTATACGGGATAGTGTGCGAGTGCATCAGAAATTAGGTACAAAGGCAGCCGTAGAAATGGCATTAGGAGGGTTGCACCCTAAAAGCGAGATAGAGGAATGGTTTGATTACGGAGGAAAGCCGTACAGATTCCGTATTGTACTTGATACGACAGAATCGAGGGTTGCAGCAGACTATGACGAGATTATAAAGACGGTTGACATATACAAGCGTTTAACGGCTCATTTAGACGGTCTTTATTATCAAGGGTCTATTACTGTGATAGTGATACCTAAAACGGAATTTTGGCTATATTCCGTGCCTATGACAGGACAATTAAAGACAGGTACAGAACCACGCAGAAATACGGTTGGTGCGGTCGAAGATGCGGTTATAGATGTAATGACACAGGCAGCAGGGTATACGGCAGAATTTACACCGACAGGAACGAAGCCGGACAGGAATATTACATTTGCAACAAAGGATACCGAGATTGTGACCGAATCGGACACAACAGGATACCGATATACGAGCAATCAGACAGGACAGGCGAAAGCCGGAACGATACCGCAGAGGAACACGGCAGGAGGTGTAGCACAGGAGGGAATAACCGCACAGACTACAGGACAGGCGTATAAGTTTGATTCAGACTTTACAGGAACAAAGCCGGATAGAAATATACAGTATCAAACGGCAGATATGGCAGCAGTTGAAACAACAGAAACGCAAGCCTATCTATTTGAAAGCATCTTTACAGGAACAGCACCCGACAGGGCGGTAATTGTAAAGAGCAGAGATATACAGGCGGTAGCAGATACCGAAACAGAACAATACCCTTATGAAACGGATATGACAGGAGAAAAGAAAACAGGCACAGAACCTTACGCAAGCACAAAACCGGGAATATCTGATAAGGGAATGGCAACTACGGCAGAAACCGAAAGCTATCAATACGAAGTGAAGCGTTGCGGTAAGAATCGGTTATAGCAAATAAAAGTAAAGGAGAGTAAAGAAATGCTGACAGAAAGAGCCTTAGAGAGTTTCAAGCAGTTTGTAGAAACCAACATTGCTTACGCTATGGTCGAGTATGGCGGTACTATGCACAAGGCAAAAATCTTAACAAGAGAACGCCTAAAAGACGGCAGGGTAGCGTTGAGTATTTCCATTACCCCGGAAGTATCGGGGACCACAACAATTACGAAAATTCAGTTGTACGATACGGCTAGTAAGTTGTGGGCGGAAAAGAGCGAAGCAATCAAGTTAAAAGGTACGCAACAGGGTGTGTTGTACCGATTCAGTTTTAATTTTAAGGAGGAATAGAGCAAATGGGATTATTTAAGATTTGGAAAGACCATGTAACGCAGTATTCCAACCGCTACAGGGAAGTGCAGAACGCAGACGGAACTATTACACACGAAGCCGTAGAGGGCGAAGTAGTGCAGGAGGGAACACCGCAGAACGCACAGAACTTTAACGATTTGGAAGAGAGGGTATTATCTGCTGGGTTAATCGGAAACCTTGCAATGCTCAAACTTGGTGCAGCAGAAAGCAGGATTAAGGGATTACAGGGAGAAATTGTAGAAGCAACCCTTACCAATACAAAATCATACCCTTTTAACAATTCCAAAAAGACCCTTGCACTTGCTACACCAAGGGGCAATTTGGATTATACCGTAAATGTCGAAGCGGAAGCAAAGGACGCAGGAGGTGTAGGAGAAATCCACATTACAGATAAGCAGTTAAACGGATTCAAGATTGAGTACACCGGGGCCGCCAAGGAAGTAACGGTAAAATGCACGGTGCAGGGAGGTTACGCATAATGGCAAATGTAATTATCAAAAGTGATGAAAGAAAGGCAAATACGGCAGCAGTATTACAGGCTTATGGAGTAAGAGGTAATGCCACAGCAACACAGAGGGAAGCAGCAGAACACATTGCGGTGCGTTCGCAGGAAGCCTACGCAGAATTAAGAAGAATGGGAGGTAACAGATAATGGCAGCAGCAAAGATTATTGTAGTTGAGAAAAACGAGGGCGAGAAAATCGCCTATGACGTATCCACGACAAAAATTATTTTCGGGGATGATGATTTAATGGTAAACATCAAGAACCGAGAGCGTGACGAAGAGGTAACGCTTGATATTTGCAAGGATACACAGGACGGCTTGACGGTTGGAGTAAACACCGAAGCAAGAGAGTATGTAGCACAGGTCGTTATCCCGGCAAGGAAATATGAAATTGTGGATACAGGAGAAAAGGACGAGGACGGAAAGGCGATTACAAAGCGTGAACCTGTACCGTTCGACATGAAGAAATGTACGCTTGTATTATGGGCGTTAATTTAATTTTAAGGAGGATAAAATACAATGGCAAACTTTGACGATTTACAGGGTGCAGTAGCACAGTTTGGTGCAAACAACAAGGTAATTTTTGATGATACTGGGATGCCTAGCATTATGGTAGCAGTACCAAAGGCAAAGTATAGTGATGTAATCACAGGCGGAACAGATGAAACATTACCGTTTTGGATTATGGACGGAGAGGAAAAGAGCGTAATTTATGTGTCTAAGTTCCTCAATATTGTAGAAAATGACCGTGCATATTCTTTAGGCGGATACCTGCCTAGAAACTATATTAACTTTGACCAGTCCGTAGCAGCTTGTAAAAAGAAAGGTGCGGGTTGGCACTTAAATCAGACAGGTGTATTTGCGTACCTTAACCTGTTATCACAGAAAATGGGTACTGTACCACACGGAAACACGAACTACGGCAAGGATTATTACCACCCTTACGAGAGGGGAACAATGCCACAGGGAGAAACACAGAGAACACTTACAGGAAGCGGACAGCCTACATGGTATCACAATCACGATATGTCGGGTATTGCGGACATTAACGGCAACCTTTGGGAGTGGACCGGTGGATTACGCCTTATGGACGGAGAGATTCAGATTATCCCTTATGGTAATTCTATGAAACTTGATTGCGATATGTCGGCAGAAAGCACGCTTTGGAAAGCGATTAAGCCGGACGGAACTTTAGTAGAGCCGGGAACAGCAGGCACATTAAAGTTAGACCAGGCAAGTGCATCCGCAGGAATTAGAGTAAATACAAAGGTTGAGTTCCCTACAAGTGGAGATACTTACAGAAATATTGCATTTAAGAGCCTTGGGGCAGCTTCTGGGGTAACGATTCCGAAGTTACTTATTGCACTTGGATTATACCCGGATAGCGGAGTAACAGGATACGGAAACGACCAGATTTGGATGAGATGCCACGGCGAAAGGTTGCCTTTCCGTGGGTCGGCGTTCAGCATTGCTTCCGCTTCGGGTCCGTCCGCTCTCAACTTGCTTTACCCTCGTTCCAACTCGAACGGCGGCATTGGTTTCCGCTCCGCTTTTGTTGAGTAACTGCAAACTGAACACTGAAAAACTGATAGGGCGTGCGATAGCACGCCCTTTATAGCAAATACATTACAGTTAGGCGGTTGCAAAAGTGGAAGAGATACAACAGGAAGAAAAGAAGCATAACGGAAATGATATTTTTCATATTAAGGAAAAGATTTATGAAATGATATTGTACGGCAACCCTCAATTAAAGGACTTTCCGAAAGCGGAAAGGTATGTACTTGCAGGCGATATAAGAAAGACAATGTATACAATGTTGGAAATGGCGGTGCGACTTGAAAAGAAGTACCACAAGAAAACCACATTGCAGGATTTGGATATTGAAGTTGATGTATTAAGAAATCTGCTAAGACTTGCAAAAGACCCGAACCTATACCCGAACCAAAAGCCTTGTTTAAATTTTCATACTTGGGAAGTATGGATGCGAAAGGTAGACGAAATCGGTCGAATGATAGGCGGTTATACGGAATGGGTCAACGGCAGGGAAAAGCAGAAATAAAAATACATAGGGAAATAATCACAAAGTTACGGTGGTTGCCTATCCGTGGGTCGGCGTTCAACAATACTTCCAATTCGGGTCCGTCCGCTCTCAACTTGAATAACCCTCGTTCCAACTCGAACGACAACATTGGTTTCCGCTCCGCTCTGCCACTATGTCAAGAAGCCTTATGGTTACGACTGTAAGGACAGTACAAACAGGGTTAAAGGGGTTATTTTCCGTTCCTGTAGGCAGGAAAAAGATTGAATTGCCGTAAAGACAGTTAGTAAGCATAAGCCGAAAAGAAATATATTTGTCACGTCCGAAAGGGTTAAAAACTGATTAGGTTTGTACGGCACAAATTTACAAGAGGTATGCAATGCAAAGCATAAAGAACATATACGAAAAGATTTATGATTTTGAAAATTTACATAAGGCTTGGGAGGAAGCGAGAAAAGGAAAGAGGTACAGGGATGATGTATTGATTTTCAACCGCAACTACGAAGAGCAGTTAATAAATATTCAGAATCACTTAATTTATGAAACATACGAGGTAGGAAAGTATCACACCTTTTATGTTTACGAGCCGAAGAAAAGGCTCATTATGTCCTTGCCATTTAAGGACAGGATAGTACAATGGGCGATTTACAGGCAGTTATTTCCGTTGTACGAAAAGACATTTATCTTTGATTCCTACGCCTGTCGCAAGGGCAAGGGAACACATAAGGCAGCCGACAGGTTACAGTATTGGTTAAGGCAGACTGAAAGGAAGCCGGAACGGTACTATTATCTGAAAATGGATATATCAAAGTATTTCTACAGGGTAGACCACGATATTTTATTAAAGATTTTAGCACGCAGGATTAAAGACCAACGATTACTTAACCTGTTAGAAAAGATTATAAATTGCGAATCTATGAATTTTGGATTACCGCCCGGAAAAGAGCCGGACGAAGTGGCAGTATCGGACAGATTGAGCAACAAGGGGATGCCGATAGGCAACCTTACCTCACAGATGTTTGCAAACATTTACCTTAATGAGGTAGACCAATACGCAAAACATGAGTTGGGATTGCATTACTACATCCGATATATGGACGATATTATCATACTCCACCACGATAAAAAGTATTTGGCAGAGGTCAAAGAGTTGTTAAGGGCGTTCTTATCAGACGAATTAAGGTTAGATTTGAATAATAAAACGACTATCAGACCGTGTAGTATGGGCGTTGATTTTGTAGGCTTTAGAATATGGTCTACGCACCGCAGATTAAAGAAGAAAACGGCGGTAAAAATCAAACGTAATCTTAAAAATCAGATTGCAAAGGTAAAAGCAGGAGAAGAAAGAAAAGACAGGTTAGACCGTTCGGTAGCTTCATATCGTGGTATCCTGTCACATTTTAACAGTTACGGACTTAGGCAGAGCCTTAACACCCTGTTTAAGGAAAACGGTATGGTAGAGAAAAAAGAAGAGGTAAGTAGATGTACAGGAAATTGCAATAACTGCCCGAACTATACCGAAAGTTATTTTTGCGGATTTGCTACGCCATATTGCAAACTGCAAGGAAAGGAAATTACACACAATGTATATTGATTCAGCAGCAATTATAACTATTGCAAGCGTATTAGGGGCATTAACTGCCATTGGTGCGGTTGCATACAAGATTATCAAATGGTTTCAGGCACAGGAAAAGCAGACAACCGATATTGAGGATTTAAAGAAGCAGGAGAAAGAGGACATAAAGGCAATGGAAGATGAATTATGCTTACTCACTTATGCGGTATTGGCGTGTCTGAAAGGACTTAAAGAACAGGGATGTAACGGACCGGTCACGGAAGCCATAGGAAAGATTGAAAAACATATCAATCAAAAGGCACACGGACAGGAAACATAGGAGGAAAAACAGAATATGAAATATCTTATTTGCGGAATCCTTGGCATTGCTATAGGATTCTTTGTTTTTTATTTGCTATTTAGGATTGCGAACAAAGACAAGTTATGCAAGAAGCTACAGGACGGAAGTAAAAAGAAACTTCCGAAGCCGAACTTTACAAAACTTGTATTGGTCGCAGTCCTTTTTACTTACTTTGTGGGTTTGTATATCGGTATCAAAGTAACACTTATCGACTATTCACAATTCGGGGTGCTTGCCACATACATAGCAACCCCGACTACTACAGTAATTGCCTTGTATTGTTGGAAAGCCAAGGCAGAAAACATTATCAAAATCAAAAAGGGATACCCGGAGGAAACAAAGGATATTTCTGTTGATTTAAACAACATCAATATTTAAGGAGGTACGGCGTTATGGGAAAAACAATAACAGCCGGATTTATCAGCGATACAATTAACGGTATCGGGATAAATTCAAGTATCAAATGCAACAACGACAATCTGAACAACAACACAAGCCGAAGCGTAGCCTATGTGGTAATGCACTATACAGGCAATTCAAAGGATACGGCAAAGGCAAATGCAAATTATTTCGGCGGTGCGGGGCGTAATGCTTCCGCTCATTTTTTTGTAGATGATGCGGAAATTTACCAAAGCGTAGAGTTAAGGGATACCGCTTGGCATTGCGGGGCAAAGTCTTATAAACACGGCTCTTGCAGAAATGCGAACAGTATAGGTATTGAAATGTGTTGTACTGCTGGAAACTACAGAATTTCAGACAGGACAAAAGAAAACGCTGCATACCTTTGTGCATTTCTTTGTAAAATGCTTGGAATTGGTGCAGGTGGCGTTGATTCCTATGTATTACGCCATTATGACGTAACAGGAAAGAATTGCCCGGCTCAAATGGTAAGCAATCCTACAGAATGGCAGGAGTTCAAAAATAAGGTTAAGGGTATCTTAGGCGGTTCGGTATCCGCAGGAGGACAGCAGCATGCCGCACAGCCGACAACGGACAATGTGGCAAGCTACAAAGTGAAGATTACCGCAGATGTATTAAATGTGCGTATCGGTCCGGGAACAGATTACGGAGTAGCCACACAGGTAAAACAGGGCGAGGTATACACAATCGTAGGCGAGGTAAGAAATGGTAACACCACTTGGGGCAAATTAAAGAGCGGTGCAGGCTACATAAGCCTTGGATATACGGAGCGAATAGCGGGAATGACCGCAAATACTCCACAGGATACAAGCTACAGGGTAAAAATCAATACCGCCGTTCTGAATGTCCGAAAAGGTCCCGGAACAAATTACCCGGTAACAACACAGGTAAAACAGGGCGAAGTATATACAATCGTTGGAGAGGAAAAGAACGGTAACACCACTTGGGGCAAATTAAAGAGCGGTGCAGGGTATATAAGCCTTGGATATACACAGAGAGCGTAGGAGGTACACTATGGCAGTAACAGCAGCACAGGTAAAAAAGGTTGTTAAGGTCGCAAGCGGTATTATCTACTCACAGGAGGGTAATTACGGAAGCGTAAACAGAAACGACAACAACCACGGAATGAGCATAGGTAAGTGCCAATGGAACGCATATTGGGGTAGAGCGTTGCCCCTCTTAAAGTCCATTGTTGAAAAGGACCAGGAACAGGCAAAAGAGATATTAGGGGATGCCCTGTATACAGAGATTGCCGGAAGTAGTGCGGATGCGTGGAACAGACAGGAGAGAGAAGCAACCGAAGAGGAAGCCAATGCAATATCTAAGTTGCTCACAACCAAGGACGGAAAGGAAGTACAGGACGATTTAGCGGATGCAGATATTACAGGATATGTAAAGAACGGCGTAAAAATCGGTTTAGTATCCTTAAAAGCACTTGCCTATTTTGCGGACTTAGAGAACCAAGGCGGTAGCGGTGCAAGTTCACGCATTGCCAAGACGGCAGCAGAAGCCACAGGAGGGGCGGAAAAGGTAGGACTTGAAGAAATACACGCCTACGCCTTAAAAGATGCCACAATGGGGCAATATGAAAGCCGTAGAAGCAAAGTATACGAAGCGATAAAGGGAAGCAACTTAACGGACGTATCACACACCAAGACAGAAGAGAAGCAGAACACACCGCAGAAGCCACAGGAAACGCCTACAGGAGTTTCAAAAGGCGATATAGTGACATTCACAGGCGGAGGGGTCTATATCTCTTCTACGGCAGAATATGCAGCCAAGGAAAAGGATGTGGTAAGCACCTGTAAGGTAACGGCAGTAAATGAGAAAGGCACACATAAATATCATTGCATTTCACAAGACGGTAAAGGCGTGTACGGTTGGGTCAATGCGGAATCTATCAAGGAGTTATCCTCTAAGGCACACAGCGACCCCGCAAGCGTTTCAAAAGGCGATATAGTAACATTCACAGGCGGAGGGGTTTACAAGTCCTCTACGGCGGAATATGCGAGCGTACAGAAGAATGTTACAAGCACCTGTAAGGTAACGGCAGTAAATACCAAAGGCACACACCCTTATCATTGCATTTCACAGGACGGTAAAGGCGTGTACGGTTGGGTTAATGCAGCAGATGTAAAATAGACCGATTCGGTCACAAAACGGAGGAAAATACTATGCAGATTTTAAAATGGTTACTTGTTAATTGGGATTCTGTATTGCTTATTGCTATGGTTGTAGCCTTGATTATTTATTTAATCAAGACAGGACAGACCAAAATCTTAAAGCAGATTGCAATTAAGTTTGTCACAGATGCAGAGGGAGAGTGTGGGGCCGGCACAGGGATTATTAAGCTGTCGGAAGTGGTTGCGAAAATGTACGCATATCTGCCGAGCGTGGTTAGAATCCTGTTTACAGAAAAGCAGTTGGTACAGATTGCGGAATCTGTATTAGCGGAAGCAAAAAAGAAATGGGAAGCTAACGAGAACCTTACAACCTACATTGAAAACAAACAGCAGACAACCCCGGCAGTGGTAACACTTGTAGAAAATACAAAATAACAGAATATGCAGTAAACAAAATGCCCCCTTGGCTTGATGAAGCCTTGGGGGTTATTTTTATATTCTGACAGGATAAGGCAGCAGTACAAGAGGGGTAATACCACATTCAGAAAGTTTATATATTTTATGAGAAATGCTAATGCCGTTATCAATCCATATCATAAAACTTTGTTTCTGCAATAATTCAGAGTGGTTTGTAAAGACACAACCGCAATTTATGAGATTATCAGCAACCCACTTTTCGCATTCGGCGAATTTCTTTTCTATTCGGCGGTTATTTTCAACCGTTACCGCCTTACGGTCATTCATATATTTTTCATATTTTCCAAAATCCATAATATCCACCTCTATAGTACCGGGGCAGCAGTACCGCAACCCCGGATAAGTATTTAGTTGAGTGGTTGAAGCCAAACCACATTATCAAAATTAAAAAAACCGCCGGAACGGATGGTAGAAAGTAAAGCCTTTTTGCCACCACAAGGCATATACGGCTCTGTATCACCCTTAAAAGCAAAGAAGCCTTTAACCGGGTGCTTGAAACAGTAACCGCTTGGACGAGTATAACCAAGCGGATGTTTAAATTTAAGTTCGCCTTTAAGTCTGACAACCTCTAAAGCGTTGTTGATAGTGATTGTTTCTAGTGTTCTTTCCATAGTGAATACCTCCTAAAATGTGGATACTGTGTATAACTTTGTGGGTCTGTCTTATTCCCTGTTCCTTATGATGCTATTATATACTTATATAAGTATATACGCAACCCGGAATAATTACCAAAATACTTATATAAGTATATAAAGTTATTTGTGCATTTTATATACTTGTATAAGTATAATGAATGTGATATGATAAAGAAAAACCAACGAGCAAAGGAGGTGCAGCAGTTGGCGGAGGAAAAGACAGGCGGAACGCCTGCGACAAAGGCAAAAAATAAATACAATGCAAAGGCTTACGACCAATTTCTTGTAACAGTCCCGACAGGACAGAAAGCAGAGATTGACAAAGAAGCGAAGAAACAGGGATATAAGAGCCGTAACGAATTTATAGTTGCAGCAATCGAAGAGAAGAAAGCGAGGGGATAAAATGGATGAATTGTTGAATTGCTGCCCTAAGTGTGGAAGCACATTAGAGTTTAGCAATTTAATGCAGTATTCAGACGTTTACAAAATAACAAGAAGTGGGAAATTATCTAAAAAAAGAATAAGAAAAGAAGATTGCGGGCCTATGGAGTGCGGATATATTTCATGCACTAATTGCGATTTTGTGACAGATGCGGAATTAGACTATCGGGGGAAAGATGAAGAGATAAGGATATATCAGAAAGAAGATAAGTATTACTACAAAAAAATACTTATATAAGTATATAATGTAATTGTAGCAAGGAGATAGCAGGAAAGGAGTTAAACAATGGAGGATAACAAAATGACAAACAACCAGTTCAAAGGGATAATAAAAATGATAATAGCACTGATAAGAAATGATACACCGAAAGAAGAGTTAATCGAATATCTCACAGAATTGATTAAGGAATAAAAAACTTAATAAGGGTCAACACAAGGGGCGAACTTCATAACATTCCTGCTAATCGCCCCGAGTGCTTTAAAATATATTAGCAGGAAAAAACAAAAAAATCAAGGTCGAATAGACCGAATCGGACACAAAGGAGGTTCAACATGAAAAAACAACACATTATAATCATTGCTGTAATTGTGGTCTTTTGGATAGGTCACGGGATAATTGCAAGCAATAACAGGCAAACAGAAAACACCACAACCGAAAATCAAACAGATGTTCGGGGGGGTACTGCTGAATTAGAAAAAACAGAAGTGCCGGAATCCGAGAAACAGGAGGAAACAACAGAGCAGAAAGAAACAACGGAAGCAATTACGGAAGAACCAACGGAAATAGTGGAACACAGAACAGGGGATAATATTGTAGGTATAAGCGATAAGGATATTACTACGATATATTCAACAAAGTACGATACTGTAAGGAATGATGTTACAGGTAATTGGAAATGTATTGTAATAGCAGAAAACAACTTTAATGTTGAAGATTATGCGTTATCGTGTTATAAAAACTACTTTGATTCTGATAAAACTATTTTGGCGGTTGAAAACTTAACCACAAAAACAAGCACGAGTATAAGTGTTGTATCCGGCTTGTTATATGTATCAGTGTATGAATATACCAAAGGCGAGGAACATGATGCCAAAGCAATGTTTGGCGGAACACATTTAGTAGATTACATTGTATACACAGACAACGGAGATATTGAAAAAGTAACCGATTCGGAATAAAAGACCGAGGGCAGCAGGCAATAACTGCTGCCCTTTTGGCGTAGGAGGTGCGATATGAAGAAATTTAAACAAATGAGTAAAAGTGACCGTATCAAAATGGAAGCACTTTTAAACGCCGGGTTGTCAAAGGCAGCAGTAGCAGAACAATTACATTTTCACAGAAGCACAATATATAGAGAATATGACAAAGGTAAGTATATGCACCGAAACTCTGACTATACAGAGGAAGAGCGTTATAGCAGTGATTTAGGACAAAAAGCACACGATTACGCCCAAGAGGGAAAAGGCAGAAGCCTAAAAATAGGAAATGATAGAAAATTAGCGGAATATATAGAAAACAAAATTGTAGATAATAGATTTAGCCCGGAAGCAGCATTAGCAGAGGTTGCACGTTCGGGGATTGAATTTAAGACAACAATAAGTGTTAGAACACTTTATAGATATATTGATAATGGAATTTTTTTGAAACTTACAAACAAGGATTTACCTATTAAAAGTAAAAAGAAAAAGCATAATAAGAAAGTACAGGTACAGAAAAGAGCCACCGCAGGAGAAAGCATAGAAAACAGACCAAAGGAAATAGAAAAACGAGAGATATTCGGACATTGGGAAATGGATACGGTAAAAGGAAAGAGAGGGGTCACAAAATCGTGTATGCTTGTATTAACGGAAAGAAAAACCCGTGATGAAATCGTTATTAAGCTGAAAGACCAAGGGGCAGCTTCGGTAGTAGATGCGTTAGACAGGTTAGAGAGAAAATGGGGGGATATGTTTTATAAGGTATTCAGAAGCATAACGGTTGATAATGGTGTAGAGTTTTCAGATTATGAGGGAATGGAGCGTTCTGCATTGAAAGAAGAAAAGAGGACTTTTGTATTTTACTGCCACCCGTATAGCAGTTGGGAGCGTGGCACGAATGAAAATAATAATAGGCTTATACGCAGGCATATACCAAAGGGGGTAGATTTTGAGGATACAACAGATGAAGAAATAAAATATATAGAAACATGGATTAACAATTACCCAAGGGGAATATTTGATTTTAAAACATCCGCAGAATTGTTTGATGAAGAGTTGCAGAAATTGGCATAGAAAAGAATAAAAAACTTGTCGCAAAACTATTGACAAAATATAAACTTTAAAAAAACTGGAAAAAAGTGT